TTTCCTAAAGTCTTGTAATCGGAAGTTTTCCGCAGATTAGACTTTTTCTTCTCAAAACTGACAATCTCTGTTGATTGCTGTTTTTCTAGCTGCTTCTTTATTGCTTCTTCTGTTATTTGAATAAGTGTCTTTGTATACGGTGATTCGTTTACACGATAGTTTCGGGCTTGTTCTTTCCAGGAAATATAAAGGGCATTCGGATGAGTATAATTTACATAAAAACTGGATGAACGCAAATTATATGCTAGATAGATAATACATTCTTTCATATCAAATCGTGGTACACCAGGCATGAATTCCGGAACGAGATAAATAAGTTGCTGGGTATTTCCTGGTAAACGATTTGTGGCTTGAATCCTCTGATGTACGCGACCAAGAATTGTATTGTATATTTCACAACGAATATGGTCTTTTTTGTTTTGTTCGGTAAATAGTGACGATGCTTCTAGACGCGGTGGGTTTGGGCCACTCATTCCTGCTTGAATAACAGAAGTGATTATGAAAAGGATCCCGCGGTCTATTGTGCTTAGTGGTGGCGGAACACGATGTATCAGTTTTGTGGGCGGCCTTTTGTACCTTAAACGAACTGGTGTTCTAGAAGGTGTTAAGAAATGGTATTGTTGTTCAGCGGGTGCTTTAATAGCAGTCCTTTTTTCACTTAATATGCTGGAACAAGAAATATTGGAGTTTGTTCATGAATTTGATTTTACAAAAAGCCGGGATTTTAATGCAGAAGATATTCTATCAATGGGAGAAACATTAGGTCTGGATAAAGGATTTGCCTTACGAAAATTGATTGTTCGTCTTTTGGAAAGCATTCACAAAGATTCTAGCAGATGGACACTGCTGGAATTCAAAGAGGCAACTGGGAATGATGTACATTATTTTATTAGTAATGTTTCACTCAGTACACCTTTTTATGCTTCAGCAGCTTCGCATCCTGATTTATTTGTGCTAGATGCTGTGTATGCTACTATGGCAATTCCATTCTATTTTTGTCCATATCGCGATTTGAAAACGGGCCACATATGGTGCGATGGAATGCTGGGTGGCAACTTTCCATGGAAGTATATTCCTGAGAAGGAAAAGCGGGATGCGATTGGAATGTACTTTCCTCAACGACTGGTTCCAGCAAAACCCGAAATCTTTGATTATTTAAATTCAATCATTTCATTCAGAAACAATTTTGAGCAGAAACTGATTTGTAATGAATGGGCAGATAATATTATATCCATTCCTACTTCGGATTTTCCTTCTATCGCCCTTGATTTGAGCAAGGAAGATAGGGAATATTTATATCAGGTAGGTTTAAAAGAAGTTGTTACTTGGTGGGTTTCTGTGGGAAGAAAGAAATTTATTGCATTTGTGACGTCAGAAAGTCTTGAAAAGCCTGCGTCGAGCGTGCTCCCTCGTACTCGGTCGTATTCCCTGCCCCATCTAGAAGTACAACTGTCGGATATCCAGCAATCTTTACCTTATCCTTGTAAGGATTCGGGTCAGTCTCAGGATTTATTGCCAACATCTCAACTGTCTTTCCGCCGATGGTCTGTGTAGGACCAAGGGCTTGAAACTCAGGCTTGGCCTTGACGCAGTGGGGACACCAATCTACTCCGAACATGACGAACTTGTAGTCGCCAGAACCAGCAGCTCCATCAAAGCCTTCGCGGGTAGCAAGAGCAATTAGCGGTACTTCAACGAAATTCTTGAAAATCGTAACACCGACAAAGAGAACAAGTGCTACAGCCAACGCATAATAAAAATACTCCATTCTAAAAGAGGAAGGGGTTTAAATATTAAAGAATTCCGCAGCGTTAAGAATCAGGGATGTCAGCAACGGTTTTTTACAAAAATAAGTGTCACACAATATCTTTTCCTTGGATTGACGCTATCTGGCAAGAAGAAGATATACATGAGTGTAGCTATCTATATTTGCGACTACGTGAATTAGGATTTCAAGAAATAGCCGCCGAGCAATGGACGCGTGCTTTTATGTTTAAAAAAATGTATAGCGGATTGATATATTCAACAGAGGCAGAGGATAAGATTGCTGTGCTTAAAAAAACCCTCCAATCTGTTTCAAGGTAATAGCACGGTGTTTTTTGATTTTTTCTCGGCGACGAGTTTTAGTTGAGCGGCAAGTTCCTTTACCTTTAGGACAGGTGCTACTAAATACTCGGGCTTCCTTGCAATACTCTTTAAAATTCACTGCATTGTGTGGAACCTGTAGATGCCCACAGATTTTATAGAGCCAGGCTAATACAGCAGTTCTCCCTTTTCGTACTGGAGCATGACCCTCTTTTTTAGTAGCAGCAGACCATTGTTCTCGCCATTCTGGAAAGGGAAGGGCGTTAGGGATGGAGCTCCACCAGCGTTGTAGGTGTCGCGGCTCTAATTTGCTAGTGACAAAAGCGACACTTTTGAAGAAATCAAAACCGAGAACATGCTTGGGCTCTAGCAGAAGTTTCTCGTAGTATTCTTTCACTTCACTGAAGGGTGGATTTGGTTTACGAAGATGACCCTGCTTTCGCAATTTATTATTCACATCATTATGAATTTCATAGGACCAACGTGCCATATCTTCTTTTGGACCGGGTACAGGTCTATGAATATAGTATTCTGCTAGAGATAACCGGCAGAACTTACAGGGCAGCACATACGGAAGTTCTTTTAAGAATGTGTAGACATCGGCAGAGCGATAATCTGAAAAAGCGATTAAATGTATAAGACGCCAAGCACTCGGACCCCAAAAACGAGTATCCATCCCTACTGCTTAAGTTGAAAATTCTACATTTATACTGTTTAAAACAGCGTGAATGTGAAATATGCGATATCCGAACTGCGAATTTAACGCTGGGGGCCAACACCAAAGATGCTGCTCAAGTTGAGCGTGCGGCCGACCTCCGTCATGCCGAAACCATCGCCCATGAAGTGGATGGTGTTGACGCGGCCCGCACCAAGGGAGGACATATTGGTGAAAACAGCAGATGAGACGAGGGCCGTAGGGCGGAGACCCGTGCCGAATGTGATTGAGCTGGCAAAAGAGGCATTGCTCAGCATGATGTAGGCGTGCGTGCCAATTGTGGAGCAGTTGATGGCGTTGATAACCAAGTCAGCCTGCGGGTTGACGAAGTAGAAGAGCTGGCCCGCCGCAACGTTGATTGTTGACGCAGTGGGGAAGCCGACCGTCGCTACAGCCGCACCCGTCGTGGACCAACGCTTGTCGGAGTAGACCTGCTTGCCAGAGATGACGTTGCCGTTCGTGAAGACCGCATTTCCCTCATTCACCAGGCCCGTGCTGGAGAGATTGGAGTCGTAGCCCGCATTCTTGTTATCACCGATATTGTCCGTGAAATACACCTTGTCCGTGCTGAACATGGCGAAGATCGGGGAGTTCGGGTTGATGAAACCTGTCAAGAACGTCTGCGGGTCAAAAACACCCACCATGCCGTAGGTGACGCCCGGGTGAGCAGTGGGATAGAGACGCTTGCCACTGTCGCGGAGAACGCGGCCCGCGGGGCACGTTGTCGCATTCGCACCTACAACCTGCGTCAATGAGCCCGTCGTGAGGCCGTTCGCATCCGTTGAGGTCGTGTACGTGTAGAAGTCGTTACCGAACGCCTCAGTCGCAATGTACTGACGCTTAGGTGTAGCAGTGTTACCAAAACTCTTACCCAATGACATTTCTAACTAACATTAACAAAATATTTTAGAAACCGAAATTGGAAGTACTGGCTAACATCGGCCGCACTGAGCCAGCATCAGCAAACGAGCTCTTACAACTTACCTGCGGTTCAGGGCAGCGTTCAGGAGAAATTGTAGGGCAAGGCTGGCAAGGGCGAGGCTCAGGGCATTTGACAACAGGGCAACGCGGTCTCGGGCAAGGGGGGCATTCACCAATCTTACAGGGCTTACTGCAAGAAGCAATACAGGGCGGGCACTTGGGTACTGAGGACTTCAGCACATACTTGGACATATCGGGATAAGGCGGGCACTCGGTCTTCAACATATACTTTGATAGGTCGGGGAGAGGAGGGCACGGCGGTACAGTAGCCTTTAGCACATACTTTGACATATCAGGTATAGGAGGGCATGTAGGACAAGAAGCCATGCCAGCAGCCGCAGGCACAGAAGCACCAGCATCAGAACCAGAGCCTGAAGACCCCGCACCAGCACAATCACACGGTTTCTTTGCATTACATTTATAACAGTAGGTTGAATCGTTATTCGCAAAATTTTCCTTCACAGTAGACATAGAAGTTGCAACTCTGCCTAGAAATAAACCCAGGGCAAATACACCTAGAACTAAAAAGATGAGTTTTATGCTAAACTTCATATCCTCTATGATTATATGGGAAAATTAGAAGTCTTGACAAGGTTTCTAATTCGCTTTTTCTATTCTCCTACAGTGGGACTATTCAGCATATGCTTGATATCTAGGTTTTACTATAGGAGGACCTCCATAGAAGGTCTCAATCTTAGAGGGCGGGCCTTTTTTGACAGTGAATGCTTCCTTGCGTTCAGATGTATCCGCAATCCAAGCATAGACAAAAACAACTACCATGATTAATGTTCCTATAAGGGGAAAATCTTCAGTAGATACACTTAGAGGATTTGAGTTCATTCTATCGTATGTATCTAATTTTAACTTATTTTGTAGGGCATCCAAACATTTGAGGATATGATCCGCCCCAGGTATCTTTGAGACGATTACAAACCATTAAATACGCACCCTTGTATCCGTATTCGGGACTGACATTCTGAATATTTGTACATCCAATATCTCCCATATCAAGGCCGGCCTTTTTTACATTTGAACATAGATTAACCAACTTATTCTTGTAATCAGGTGCTGTTAAATCATTATAACTGTAAGCCGCATATGCCGCTGAAGCACGTTTCAAATATGAATTTGAATCTGAGCCAGGACGAACATTATTGTCACCTCCATGAGAAGCGTTATTTAATTGTTCGCCATCTGGTATGTATCCAGGTGCCATAGATGGAGTTCCAATATCAGCCGGCTGGAATGAAGATTTAAATACGTTTGTTGCCTGATATTTTGCTGGACCAAGTTGACCCTGTATTGCAGTCAGTGCTTGAAGAATATTTTGAGCATCACTTGATGAAATTTGTTTCGTTTGAAGCATATTTACAATCTTATCCACACGTTGTGCCATCTGTTCACGAACATAGAGGTCTCCGTCAAAACTTAGACTTATTGTTCCCTTCAGGTACTTTGCCATATCTAGCAGATTGCCAGGTAGAAGATTACTCATATTTCCAGGTAGAAGATTACTCATATTTCCCAAAGGGCCTGCGGGTTTCTGTGCCGCTGTAGAAGGAGACGTGATTAAATTAGGTAGTTGCGATGATAGATTGCTGCTTTGCTTCAGAAAATTTCTAGCATCACCAACTCGGATAGGAATCTGGTCGGGGGCTAATTTTCCTTGTGTTACAGACTGCTTAATTTCATTTAAGTCTAAGAGAAGTTTATCTATTTGATGTATGCGTGCTACAATAACAGGTTCACTTGAACTGAGGGATTTTAAGGTTGCTTCAAATGTCTTGATTAATCCTATGAGTGTTTGAAGATCAGACGCATCACACATTTCAGCATCTTTCTTGTTTTTGGCAAACATCTCAGGACTTGTTGAACTCGGCTGGATATAGTCAGACATATTAGTACCATTCATTGTAAACTGGCCAGAAAGAGCTTGATTACCTTGTCCGCCAGCAGTTCCCGTTACTGTTGTTGTATTGCCAGTCGGTTGACTGAACATAGTTTGACTGGTAAAAGGTGACGTACCATTTAGTCCTACATTAGCGTTTCCGGTCGGCATGCCTCCACCCATCATGCCACCATTTGCTAATGTGGAAGCATTTGGCGGCATTCCTCCCATTCCAGCCATTGTGTTTGGCGGCATTCCTCCCATTCCAGCCATTGTGTTTGGTGGCATTCCTCCCATTCCAGCCATTGTGTTTGGCGGCATTCCTCCCATTCCAGCCATTGTGTTTGGTGGCATTCCTCCCATTCCAGCCATTGTGTTTGGCGGCATTCCTCCCATTCCAGCCAT